GTAAGAGCTGTAATAGCGCTAAAGGTGGGCGTTTTTTTAGCAGCAAGGCGACCCCCCCTGTCTTTCCTGACTCTTCTCTCCCTGAGACAGTCCGAACAGTGCCGGATTCACCATTTATTAAACCTGATACGCTTAACTTCGATGCAGAATGATGCGGAAATAAAACAGACCTCACGAGGGGTCGGGCTAATTGGCAGCACTGAGCCTAGAATTTACACGCCTTTACTCAAAGGTCGCACAAGGTCGCAAGAGGTTGCAGATCTAGCTGAAAAAATAGGCTTACCTTTAATACCCTGGCAACGCTGGGTGCTAGATGATTTGTTATCTGTAGATGATGCTGATACCTGGCGCAAAAAAACAGCGCTAGTCCTAGTAGCACGGCAGAATGGTAAAACCCATCTGGCCAGAATGCTTATCTTGTCACATTTATTCTTATGGGGCTCTAAGAATGTGCTGGGTATGTCCTCTAACCGCAATATGGCATTAGATACCTTTAGGCAGGTTGCTTACACAATAGAAGATAATCAATTTTTGAAAGATCAAGTAAGACAGATACGCCTGGCTAATGGTCAAGAATCTATAACCCTACTTAATGGCGCTAGGTATGAAATTGCAGCAGCTACTAGAGATGCACCTCGTGGTAAGACCGCAGATTTTCTGTATATCGATGAATTAAGAGAGTGGACACAAGAATCGTTTACAGCCGCACTGCCAGTCACACGTGCTCGCCCTAATGCGATGACTCTAATGACAAGTAACGCAGGTGATGGCTTTAGCACTGTGTTAAATGATCTAAGAGAGCGTTGCCTATCATACCCACCTGAGAATTTAGGATTTTATGAGTACAGCGCACCACAGCATTCTAAAATAAACGATCGCAAAGCCTGGGCTATGGCTAATCCAGCATTAGGGCATTTAATAACTGAACAAACACTAGAAGAATCGGTAAGCACTAACAGCATAGAAGCTACTAAGACCGAGATGCTTTGTATGTGGGTAGATAGCACTGTCAGCCCCTGGGTATATGGATCAATCGAGCAGTGCAGCGATAGCAGCTTAGAGATACCTGTCGGGCCAGTAACAATTATGGCATTCGATATTGCACCTACAAGGCGATCAGGTGCTTTAGTTATGGGTCAGGTCAAAGATGGAAAGATAGCAGTCGGATTAGCACAGCTGTGGCATAGCGATATAGCGATAGATGAGATTAAGATGGCTAGTGATATAAATGAGTGGGCACGTAAGTACCATCCACACACGATCTGTTATGACAAGTACGCCACGCAAACTATTGCTACCAGATTAGAGCAAAGCGGATGGCGAATGGTTGACGTATCAGGGCAGGCGTTTTACCAGGCGTGCTCAGACCTTGCCGATGGCCTGGCTAATAATCGAGTAGTCCATTCTGGGCAGGCAGAGCTAGTACAGCACTTAAATAACTGTGCCGCTAAGACTAACGATGCTGGCTGGCGCATAATACGTAGAAAATCAGCTGGCGATGTTACAGCTGCTATATCACTGGCTATGGTTGTAAGTCAATTAACTAAACCACAACAAACCGCACAAATCTTTGTCTAACTTGCACCATTAGTCCGATTTATGGTATAAAGTATACATATGGGTCTATTGTCTGCTTTGGGTATAACCAAAAAAACTGAGAATCTACAAGCGCAATACGCCCCTGCCGTTATGGGCGATAGCATCATTGGATTTGGTTACAACACGTTTGGTGCAGGTCCTATGGATCGCACACTTGCAACACAAGTACCAGCTGTTAATCGATGCGCTAATTTAATCAAAGGTGTTATTGGATATTTACCATTAGAGCTGTACAAAAAATCTACAGGCGAAGAATTAGCAAAGCCACTCTGGTGCGAACAGCCAGATATTCGACAGCCACGATCCGTCACTATCTCGTGGACTGTCGATAGCCTTATATTCTATGGTGTTGCATATTGGCGTGTTACAGAAGTATACGCAGATGATTTAAGACCAGCACGTTTTGAATGGGTAAATAACACACGAGTAGTTGCACAATTAAATCCATTAGGTACAGAAGTTTTGTATTACACAATCGATAATGAAAAAGTACCGATGGTTGGCGTTGGTTCATTAGTTACATTCCAAGGATTAACACAAGGCGTATTACAAACTGCAGGGCGCACCATACAAAGCGCATTAGATATAGAAAAGGCTGCAGCTGTAGCATCACAAACACCAATGGCAACAGGATTCCTTAAAAACACTGGCGCAGATATGCCAGAAGCACAAGTACAAGGATTATTAGCAGCTTGGAAGCAAGCACGCCAAAATAGAAGCACGGCATATCTAACTAGCACGCTTTCATATGAAACTGTTGGATTTAGCCCTAAAGATATGATGTATAACGAAGCATCACAATATCTAGCAACACAAATTGCTAGGGCCATGAATGTACCTGCATATTACATAAGCGCAGATATGAATAACAGTATGACTTACCAGAATATTATTGATGGCCGTAAAGAGTTCGTTGCCTATTCACTGCAACCATATATTTGTGCTATCGAAGATCGCCTAAGCATGAACGATATAACTGCTAACGGCCATATTGTGCGTTTTAATATCAGTGAAACATTCTTGCGATCAGATGACAAGGCAAGACTAGAGACCATCGAAAAGATGCTAGCACTAGGACTTATTGACATCGAGCAAGCAAAAGAAATGGAAGATCTAACACCCAACGGAAACGAAAGTGGCGATGCTGAGTACATTAACAGCGCTAAAGGAGAAAATGCATGAGCGATATACAACAAGCCAATATACCTGCTAGCACTGTAACGCTATTAGCGTCAGCTGCTCGTACTGCAACAATTACCGGCACAGCCGTTAAAGGTCTATCTGCAGCAAGACTATTAGTAATGCAATTAGACGTTACAGCAGCTAGTGGCACATTACCTACATTAGATGTAGTAGTACAAGACACAGTAGATGGCACTAACTGGAATACTATTGCAACATTTACGCAAGCAACAGCAGTTACACGAGAAGTAATTAGATTAACTACTGCATTTACCGATCAATTAAGAGTAGTTGGCACAATCGGTGGGACTACCCCATCATTTACGTTTGCAGTATTAACATGGGCGGATTCAAATTGATTCTTACATTTAGCAGCCAAATTGAAAGCGCTGATGGCGAGCGTAGAGTTATTGCTGGCAAAATTGTGCCATTCGAAACAGTCGGTAATACAAGCGTTGGTAAAGTTGTCTTTGCTAAAGGATCAATAGATGTAGGAGATCCAGGCAAGATAAAAATGTTAATGTCACACAAAAATGATATGCCTATTGGGCGCATGCAAAGATTTAATGAAGAAGAAGATGGCATTTATGCATCCTTTAAAATTAGTGCCAGCATGCAAGGGGAAAATGCGTTGGTACTTGCCGGAGAGCAGCTAGTAGACGGCCTGTCTGTTGGTGTAGACGTTATTAAATCATTACAGAAAAAAGATTATATTTATGTAACTAAAGCAACCCTCAAAGAAGTAAGCCTGGTTGAATCACCAGCATTCACAGAAGCACAAGTAACTAAAGTTGCCGCTAGCGAAGGCGAAGCGGATGCAACAAATCAACCAACTACGGAAAGTGAGGCACAAGTGGACAACACCACCGAGCCAACAGCAGTACCAGTGGTAGAGGTTGCTCCAGTAGAGGCCGCACGCCCAACAATTAGTGCATCCTTCTACACAGAGCCTCGCTCACCAATCAGAACACAAGCACACATGCTTGAACACAGCATCAAAGCAAAATTAGGTAACCACGAATCAGCAACATGGGTAATGAAAGCAGAAGCAGATGTAGCAAAATTCTTAACTGCTGCAGATGATTCATTTACTACCAACCCAGCATTTAGTCCAACACAGTTTGTGCCAACAGTAGTTGATACACTTATTGGATCACGCCCAGCAGTAGACGCAATCGGTTCACGTGCGCTACCAGCTGCAGGTATGACAATTTCAGTACCTAAGATCACTACTTCAGGTACAGTTGCAGAAACAGCAGAAGCAGCAGGACCTTCAGAGACAGGTATCGTATCTTCATACGTAAACCTAACTGTTAAGAAGTATGCTGGACTACAACGCTACAGCTTAGAAATTCTAGAAAGATCTTCACCAGAATTTTTTGCAGCCATGATTGACAACATGACACGTGCGTACAACAAAGCAACAGACGCAGCGGTTATCGCAGCACTAACAGCCGGCGGTACACAAGCTACTGGAGTTGCAGCAGATTCAGCAGGAATTATTTCCTACGTATCTACACAAGCACCAGCCGCTTACCTTGCAACAGGCGAGTTAGCAACACGTTACATCGCTGGTACCTCACAGTGGTCACTACTATTAGGCGCAACCGATACAACTGGTCGCCCAATTTACAATGCTGCTAATCCAATGAACAACGCAGGAGTATCTGCACCAACATCACTACGTGGTAACGTACTTGGCTTAGATCTATACGTAGATCCAAACGCAGTATCTACAACTATTGATGAGTCTGCATTTATTGTTGTACCTTCATCAGTCTCAATTTACGAATCACCAATCCTACGACTATCTGTAAATCAGCCAGCAACTGGCGAGATTGAGACAGCACTATATGGCTACATGGCCGTTGGTGTATTAGTCGCTGGTGGCGTTCGCCGCTTCAACCTAAGCTAATAACTTAGTAATTTAATAATCCTCTGGGGTTTAGTAGCCCTAGCCCCAGGGGAGCTTTTTTAGAAAGGACACTATGGCCGCTGCAATGGTAACAATGGCAGAGTTACGCAGTAATTTAGGTATTGGCACTTTATACAGTGACGCTACAGTGGAAGAGTGCTGCCAATCGGCAGAAGATTTAATACAAGGTTATTTATGGCATAACGATGCCCCAGTAGTGGCTTCATCTATTAGCAGTAACGTAGCAACTTTAGTGTTATCAAATCCTGGCATATTTACTACAGGTCAATCAATAACAGTGTCTAATTGTGGTGCAACATATAACGGCACATACACATTAACAGGATCATTCCCAGGTACTACAGTGCCCGCTTCAATCGGCACAATGTTTTGGAGTACATACGCATTAAGTTCATACCCTAACGGCTACAGCTTTATACAATACGCAAAGACAGCTGCGGATGACAACTTTCATTTTGTTAAACCATACGGCCGAGCCCTTGGCCCAGAGCATAAAGCACAGGCTTACACTGCGACCCCTGCTATAAGAGAAGCTGCGATGATAGTTGCTGTCGATATATGGCAGAGCCGTCAGGTTTCAGCCACTGGAGGGGTAGGTATGGATGGGATCTCTGCAAGCCCATATCGGATGGGTTATCAGCTGATCAACAGAGTGCGGGGTCTCATCCAGCCGTATTCAAGTCCTAACTCACTGGTCGGCTAATGGCTGCAATAAGCACCCTACGTGGCACGCTAGCAACAGCTTTAACAAACGCTGGAGTATGGTCTACCTTTAGTTTTCCACCTGCAACCTTACTTGCTAACAGCGTAGTCGTAACACCTAGCGATCCTTATATTGTGCCAAGCAATAACAGCCAGACAAGCATCGCACCCTTGGCTAATTTTAAGATTTTAATAACTACACCTGCATTTGATAACCAAGGCAACTTGCTAGGTATGGAAAACTTTATTGTAGCAGTAGTAACTAAACTAGCGGCATCGACCCTGGTTTACAACATATCAAGTGTCTCCGCTCCAGCTATAACCAATGCAGCTAGTGGAGATTTATTAACATCAGAAATAACTGTATCAATCCTAACGAGCTGGAGTTAAAATGAGCACACACGAAGAAGATTTAGCCTTCTTGAAAAAGACAGGCCAAATTGCAAGCGCACCAAAACCAACTGCACAAACTAAGAAAGATGAGGAATAAACCTTGGCCATATATCTTAACAATAACGTAGGCGTGAAGTTGGCTACCAATGCTGCGCCAACTACACCATCCATCGACATTAGCTCATACGTAACTAATGCCGTAATTAACCAGATCGTGGATGAGTTAGAAGTAACCGCTATGGGTGACACAGCGCACAAGTTTGTTGCTGGTCTACAATCAGGCACATTCACTATTGACTTTATCAACGACTGGGCAGCATCTCAGGTCAACGAGACATTGAGCGCAGCCTTTGGCAAAACCTTAGCAGTATCAGTAATCACTGTTAAAGGCACAGCTGTAGGAGCCACAAACCCTACTTACCAATTCTCTGTACTTGTAAACAACTTGACCCCAATCGGTCAAGGTGGAGTAGCCGAGGTTGCTACCTCATCTATCACATTTACAGTAAACTCCGCAATTACAGTGTCATCATCGGTGGCATTCTAACTAAGGAGTAGTAATGGCAAAGCTAAAGATAACAAGGGCTAATGGTGAAGTATCAGAACACAAGATAACACCAGGTGTCGAGTACGCTTTCGAATTGAAGTATGGATCAGGTATTAGCAAAGTCTTGCGTGAGCACGAGAGGCAAACAGAGATTTTTTGGCTTGCTTATGAATGCTTACGCAGGGCTGGCGCTCAGATACCTTTGTGGGGAATTGAGTTTATTGACAGCCTAGACACTGTCGAGGTACTAGACGACGAAAAAAAATAATACAGCGGGATTCAATCCTTTACAGCATCGCACAGTTGAGCGTAGAGACTGGGATACCGCCTAGAGAATTTATTGATATGGATAGCGAAATGTATGGAGCAATTATACAGGTGCTAACCGACAGAGCTAAGGAGATCCGAAATGCCAGTCGTAGTAAACGGCGTTAAGCAACTCCAGAAGGCTATGAGAGAAGTAGAGCCAGAGCTGAATAAGCAAATGGCTAAAGATATTAAAACAGCGATGCTTATTGTGCGAGATACTGCACGTGGTTATCTGCCTCAACAAAGTGAAGTATTAAGTGGTTGGGGCAAAGGCACTGCATCAATAGACACAATTAGAGACCCTAAAAAATTATTCCCACCTTACGATTATGCACAGGCTAGAACCAAAATTGCATACTCAGCGGGACAAAACAAGCGCAGTAATAAAGGTTTTAGAGCTGCATTTTATGTATACAATAATTCTCGATCTGGAGCTATTTTTGAAACCGCGGGCCGTCTAAACAAGCCAAGAGGTAATAAATCGCTAAACCCTAATGCTCCAGCACAATTTAATGCTGCTGCTGAGATGCTATCAAGTATGAAGGGCCAGGGTATGCAACGAGGCCGACTGATCTACAGAGCGTGGTTTGAGAAATCTAACAAGGTTATCCCTGCTGTGGTATCTGCCATAAATACAGTTGCGACAGATTTTAATAAAAAAACACAACTACGTAAGGCAGCATAGTGGCTAATTTAATTGTCAGTGCAGTCAGCACCTTTGATAATAAGGGATTAAAAAAGGGCAAAAAAGAAATAACAGCCTTTGAACAAACAGTCAATAAACTAGGCAAGACCTTTGCCAGTGTTTTTGCAGCTCAAAAATTATTAGCATTTAGCAAGAATGCCGTTAAAGCATTTATGGCCGATGAGAAGGCTGCCAAGTCTTTAGAGTTACAACTTAGAAATACTGGGTTTGCATTTAGCGCACCTGGTGTCGAGAATTACATATCTAGTCTACAGTCATTATATGGCGTGCTTGATGATGATTTAAGGCCAGCATTCCAGCAATTACTCACAGTTACAGGATCAATTACTAAAAGCCAAGAAGCATTAAACACTGCATTAAATGTAAGTGCTGCCACTGGTCGATCTTTAACAGAAGTTAGCGCAGCTTTAACACGTGCCTATTCTGGCAACACGGCAGGCCTTAGCAGGTTAGGTGCAGGCATAAGCAAGGCCACGCTAAAGACTGGCGATATGGACAAGATTATGGGCGAACTTAATAAAAAGTTTGCAGGCCAGGCAGCAGCTAGATTAGATACTTATGCAGGCAAGATGGGTCTGCTCACAGTTGCAGCCGAAGATGCTAGAGAGACTATTGGTAAAGGTTTACTAGATGCGCTGTCACTATTAGGTAAAGACACCAGCATTAGTAGTGCTACAAAATTAATGGATGATTTTGCTACTAGCACAGCAGATGCAGTAGTAGGCATTGCTGTCCTAGTTAACGAGTTAAAAAAACTAGGTAACACTAAAGTCGGTGGCGTTTTATTTGATGTTAAAAATATCCCAGTATTAGGTGCTTACCTTGCAGGGTTTTCAGAGATAGGCGCAGCTCAAAGAGCCCAGACTGCACCATCTAATCGAGAAGGCAGATCAGCTAGCCGTATCTATTTAGATCAATTACGCAAAGAGTCTAAAGCCCTACAAGCTGCAACTACCTTACGCAAACAAGAAAATGCGCAACTAAAGGCAAAAACCGAAATAGATAAACTGTCGGAAAAGTTTGACTTAGAGCGCATAGGGTTAATGAAGGCATTGGGCGAGGCTACAGATGCTGAGACTAGACTACGTATCCAATCTAAGTTAGCCATCCTAGACAATAATGATGCTTTGGCTAAAAAGATTTTAGCCGAAATGAACGCAGCTAAATCTGTTACTGATTTAGCTTCAGTGTTTAATAGTTCTTCTATAGAATTTAAAACCGCAGTAGAAACCCTAGCTCGTTTAAAAACTACTGTGCCTGATCTGTTGGCAAGAGTGCAGGCTGGAGCAGCTACATTTGACCGAAGTTCAGGTCAATACGCAGTGCCAGGCACAAATCAGACAAATCAAGGCACCACTAACATAGACGTTACAGTCAACACAGGCGCAGTATTAAGCAGTGACCAAGACCTAGAACGCTATATCCAAGATGCTTTAGGTAACATTATTAAATTAGGTAACGGAGCGTTAATACCTGCTGGCTCGATTGCTTTCCAATGACAGTACCAGTAGTTAACGCTTATATTAACTTCTCTACTGGGCCAGCTTTTGCCCAGGCTATGATATTAGATACTGGCATATTAGATGTAAACATATTAGAAGACTCAGCAGCCATTATTGTGGATGTGTCAAATCAAATTAACTTCATACAAACGACCAGAGGCCGTAATCCTTTATTTGATCAATTTCAGACAGGCCAATTAACGCTACGCATAGTAGATCAAAATGGTGATTTTAACCCGACTAACCCACTAAGTCCCTACGCTCCCGACTTAACACCGATGAAGAAGGTACAGATTACTGCAACCTATGGCGCTACCACCTATCCCATATTTTCTGGCTTTATTACAAGCTATGTAAAT